TTCATCAAGTACCTCCAGATCGACAACAAGATCCTGGCTCTGCCGGACGACGATAACGTCGGTGCGATCCTGTTCACTGTCGGTAAGGGGAATAAGGCGTACAAGAAGATCACTCCGGAGGGACTGTCTGTCCCCGCCTGGACAGACTCGCCTACCATCCGCCACCCAGAGGCTGCTTGGATCAACGCGTCGGTCAAGTCCACCATACCTGCTGCAGAGACTCCGACCAGCGGTGCCAGCGGTACGCTCATCTCTGCTACGGCGTCTGAGAACACGTTCTCCTTCGGGTACTACTACACCTTCGAGACCGAATTCGGTGAGTCCTCCCCGAGCAACATCACCATTGTCAAGACCCAGCGAGGCTGGTCCCAGTGGTGGCTCAACAAGCCGGACCCCTCCGGTAACAAGAGCTCCACTATGGCGACGAATGTCAACGGTGCGATGGACCAGCTGGTGGCTGTCCTTCCCACCGGTCAGTACGACATCGCCAAGGATGCAGGGGCCATCAAGTGGAACCTGTACATGTACTTCTGGAACGATACTTCGTCTGTTCCCAGCACTGGTGTCCTCGTGGCCCAGAGGAAGATCACCCCCGGTGGCAACGTCAACACTGAGGGATGGGTGACAAACACTCTCCAGGCTCTGGCGGATGCCTGGGTCACCCCTGTACCTTCCAAGGAGTTCGCAAAGGACTCCAACTACTCAGGAGCTCCCACCGCTACCCAGGGACTGGTCGCCGCCGACCGGCTGATCCTCGTTAAGGATGCTAACGCTAGGATCAGCTGGTCGGCGGGACTGGCCACAGAGTACATGAACATGTCTCCGAGCAAGGGTGGTGGACAGAAGACTCTCAGCACCGGTAACCTCGCTGTTCCGGAGTGTGTCGTCCTGTGGCAGAACCCGCAGGCTACTGACACCCTGACGGTGCTGTGTTCTGGCCTGGATGGATATCACCACGCCTACTACATGGCACCTGCAGCGATCAGCGGGCAGTCAGACTCTACGGTCGTCATGGGTTTCGAGGAGACCACGGCCACGCCTGGCACGATCTCACCCTACGGGTGCGAGGTCTTCCGCTCAGCTCTGTACCACCCGCTGGAACAGGGGTTGATGAAGTCTACTGCCAGTAACTACAACCTGACCCACACGATGGTGACAGACGACATCGCAGACAAGTGGCGTAGGCTCCGGCACAAGGAGAACATTATCTCCAGCCAGTTGAACAACTACATCTACTACATCGTTGACAACCCACAGGGTGAGGACGTGCCCGAGGGTTGCAAGGGCAACGAGATCTGGGTTCTCCAGCCTGGCAAGGAGGGAAACACCTGGTCTCGCTGGTTGATCCCGGCGATCGCTCTCCGTCGCCTGGAGGTACGCGGGATCCTCTACATGTCCGTAGTCACGCCCTCTGCTATCTTCATCCTGGATCCCTACGCCTACGCTGACGAGAAGCAGGTAGATGGGGAGACCACTAATGTCCCCATTCCTTGGTACTTCGAGACCAACACTCTCGGAGCCAACTCCCGCCATGATATTCAGGTCCAACTGCAGCAGGCCTCCCTCCACTTCGGTGACTGGGTTGGTAAGGCACAGTGGGGCATCAAGGGTTGGGACGGCAACGGCAGGCTCTTGCGAGACAAGAAGCTCTTCCAGGGGAACCAGGAAGACACGCCTGGTTTTGAGTTCCCAGACCTCGCTACCTACGTGATCGACCCTGACTCACAGGATCTTGGAGACACCCAGGACATCCTACAGATCCAGAAGATGGCTACAGAGTGGACTCTGTGGGGTAGCTCTGCTGGTGAGGAGTTCTCGTACGGCCAAGTCAACATGTGCCGGTTCCGCTTCGCACAGCTGTCTGTCAACAACGGGTATGCGCTGGGATCGATCCAGACCTTCGAGTACCAGAAGAACGTCGCTGTCGGCAACGACAACATCACTCAGAACGGCATCCCCCGACCTGTGTCGGATCCTCGCCGACCGTAGCGCCGCGCGGAACTCCGGGGTAGAATGGTCCCGAGAGGGGCAAAAATGGCCCCTACGGATGGAGATTCCGAAATGAGTGAGAAGAGTGACCTGTACAACGCTCTCAAAGAATTGGGAGCGGACTTCGAGAAGCCGTACGTCAACTACACTGTTGACGAGTTGAAGGAGCTGGCCCGCCAGCTCACCAACAACTCACTGGTAAACGAAGGTGACGAGATCGACGAGACCGCACTTGATGTCCTCGGCGAAGCCTTTGGGGGCATGGACATGGGGGAGTTGCCTCCCCCGCCCCAGAGTGCCCCAGTCTCGGCCCCAACCGCGCCGCCCCAACCCGAGATCATCCCCACCCCGCGCGCGGCTCAGAGGCGGACAGGGAGGCCTGGTTCTGCGGGCAACCTGGCCTACTCCCCCGGCCTAGCGGCGGGCGCACTGCGATCCCTCCGTGCCCTCGTGGTCGAAGCACTCCAGGCTGGAGAGCTCAAGGAGGGTCGTAGTTTCACCTGGCTCGGCGGTATCCAGATCCCTGTACAGGACGAGGGTGCTGAGCGAGCAGGTCTGACCTACTCCACCCCTCATGACCAGCCGATTCGCGTAGACCTCCAGGGCCGTATCTGGTTCCGTGACGAGGTCGCAAAGCCTGCTGTTCCTCGTGCTCGCATGACCCGCAAGCAGACGTACACTGAGACCGGTGTCGTCCAGGAGCGTACCTACCTCCCGAACGGTCAGCTGGACGACGTCTACGAGGTCTCCGGTGGCGAGCGCAAGCAGATGACGGTTACGACGACCACCCCCTCGTGGCAGGTCGGTCGCTTCCTTGACCCGCGCTTCCCGTTCCAGATCCACCGGTACAACCGTGCTGTTGGCTTCAGCTCTCGCGAGATCATCGCGTACTACGGTGGTGTCCACTTGGTCCCCCGTTCCATCCGTACGTTGTACGTGGGCAACCAGCTCTGCTACGACATCGCCACCACCAAGGAGACCATCGAGTCTCAGTTCAACGCACTGAAGAGGAGCAACTAATGACCGAGCAGGCTACCGAGCCCAAGGATGCTGAAGAGCTGGAAGAGGGTCAGTATATCCACACCTTCTTCCAGATCTGGGACAACGTCCTGGAGGGGAATATCCACGCGGCAGAGGCACCCTTGGCCCTCGATGTTGCTGCCAGCATCATCGACTCGTATCCGTGGCTCAACCACGAGAACGTCCAGCAGTATCGTCGTGAGCGCGCTGCCCTCCTCAAGGAAGCACGCGAGATCATCTTCGAGATCCTTGGTACCAAGAAGACCAAGATCTACAAGGAGAACATCAACGACTGGAAGCTGCACAAGGACATGTACATCGAGCTCATTGCTCGCTGGAACCTCCTTGTCTCCGGTTGGGGCAACGCTTGGACGGAACAGGCAGAGACTGCTCCCAGCGCTACCGGCCACGCCGCCATCGGCGACGTCGCCGGGATCCTGCTGAACCCCGAGTACGGGTTCGTCGAGGGTCTCAAGACCCTGAAGGGCTTCGAGTTCACGGTCGAGGACCGGGAGGCCCTCAACGAGAAGATGGGGCTGAAGAACGATGAGTGAACAGACACCGGAGAACAGCCATGAGGCTTATACCTCTCAGATTGACCCTGCTTTTTCGCGAGCGTGGAACGAGACGTTCGGCGACGAGGACCCAGCAGAAGCTGGACAGGGTGCAGGCGAAGCTCCAGCGAGTGGAGAAGGAGAAGCAGCACCTGCTTCACCAGTGGTCGCTCCTGGACAGCAGCCTGCGACAGCAGCTGGAGCAGCAGGGGGAGAGGCAGCTCCCGATGCCGCCGCACCTGGCGACGCTGGAGGGGTACCTGGAGCAGAGAGCCCAGCAGAAGGCACACCAGCTGGACAGCCTGCGGAGGTTCCAAGCAGTGCAAGCGGAGCTCGACCCTTCGCAGAGCTTGCCCCCCTTCTCGACCTTGCCTCACAAGGAGTAATCGAGAACAGCCAGGCGGCTCTTCGTCAGCAGGCCATTGTAGACACTCGTGAGCAGCTCGACCCGGCGATCATCGAGGCCGTCGAGGCACACCCCATGCAGTTGGTGGGTGACACGGTCCCCAGCGTCAAGGGCGAGGGAACCATCGTTCTGAACAACGCCACCGAGGCTCGTGACTGGCAGGATGCTGTCAAGCACATCATCAACAAGGAGGTCACTGAGAAGACTGCGGCCCTCCTCCAGGATGCCCAGCCTGTCCTGTCTACCATCCAGGACAGTATCACCCTCTTCCGCAACAACCAGGACATCATGCCTGGCGCGGTGGAGTACAACCCCGAGCTGACCACCCGTTTCCTCAAGATGGCCAGCCCGTACCTGCACATGGTAGACGGTAAGCCCATCGGGTTCAAGGTGGACGTCCAGCCTCTGCTGAACCAGCTCCGAGAGGACATGAAGGCCAACCCTCCTGCTCCCTCTACGAAGCAGGTCCAGGCGGCTGCACAGCCCCGGACGCCTGAGGGGCGTTTCGATGCCCCTCAGGCAGGTATTCCATCCAAGACCGGACTCTCTGGAAGTGCTGAAGATGACTACAGCGACTTCTGGGGTGCCCTCGGTATGCCTGGCATGACTATCTAGGAGGATGACATGAGAGACAACACCAGTCTCGGGCTTCCCGAGATCGAACACCGCTTCGGCTTTCACAAGGCCACCATCGAGGGGGAGAACGCCACCCTCCCGATCCACCGGGACACCCGCCTGCTCTTCATCGAGCTAGGAGAGGAGCTCGACCGTATCCTTCCGGAGGGTCGAGCCAAGGCGGTGGCCTTCACAGAGCTGGAGAACGCCTCGATGTGGTCTCACAAGGCGATCGCGGAGACTGCTCCCATTGTCCACGAGCAGCCCGCCCGTGAGGTCGAAGCCTAGCATGTCAGACCTGCACTTCCCTAGGTTCTACATTCCTCGCCCTTATCAGCAGGAGCTCCACACGATGTGGCGCAGGAAGCGCATTGGCATCGCGGTGCTCCCACGCCAGTCTGGTAAGGACGTGTCCATGAGCATGGAGGAGTGCAGCTACCTGCTAGACCATCCCAAGACAGCGGGCGTGTACGTGGCGCCAGACACGCCCGCTGTCAAGGATATCCTCTGGGACAAGAGGTACTTCGATCCTGACGCTAAGGTGCAGCTCCAGCTGCTCCAGGACAATATCCCAGAGTCTCTGGTTTCTTGGAAGGCTACCAAGCTTGAGGGACGGTTCAGCAACAAGAGCCTGCTGAAGCTCCAGGGCTACTACCAGTCTGGCTCGCCCTCTAACGACAGCGGTGTTGGTACCTCGTACCAGCAGTATGCCTTCACGGAGCTCTCGCTGTTCACCCGGTCTGACCCGATCCCCCGCATTCAGCCCATTCTCTCGGTGGAGACTGAGGAGAAGCGCCTCATGGCGGTCTCCACCCCTCGTGGTAAGCGTAACAACCCTCTGTGGCAGTTGATGAAGACTGTCAAGGGTATGCCGGACGCTCAGGTCATTATCCGTACCATCGATGACCTGAACGAGATGATGGTTCGCGCTGGACTCGCTCCTGTCCGCTCCAAGGAATCTCTGGAGAAGGACAAGGAGATGTATCTCCGTCGTTTCGGCAACACCCGCATGTTTGAGCAGGAGTTCTACGTCTCCTTCGAAGAGATGGACGCCGCTGCTGTCTACGGAGAGGCGCTCACTCGCCTGCTGTCTGACCGCCGCAGCGAGAAGTTTAACCTGGATCAAGGCCACCCCGTCTATGTGGCCTTCGACATCGGTGCTGCTGGCTACCACTCGGATGCCACGGCCTGGATTGCCTTCCAGTGGATAAACAACAAGCTCTTCATCTACGATGCTGGTGAGGGTCACGGCATGGCCTTGCCGGAGTACGTGGACGTCCTACAGACCAAGCACTACTTCAACAAGATTGCCTACCTCATCCTCCCTTGGGATGGTGACTCTCATGAGGTTGGCGTGCGTGAGACCCCGGCAGACATGCTACGCAAGCGCTTCCCCAACGTAGCGGTGCTCGCCAAGGGGACCAACATCTACACCGTGAAGGGTATGCCCACCGGACAAAACGCCGAGACCATCACCGAGGTTCAAAAGGTTCGCCTCCAGCTGTACAACACGTACATCAACGGTCGCACCGAGGAGCAGAAGGAAGAGCACGGCTGGGCAGGCCACCCGAACGCGGACCTCGTCATTAACTGCATGGAGAACTACAAGTACTCCTACAACAGCAAGCTGCAGGAGTGGTCTCCCTACCCAGTCCACGACAAGTTCTCTCACATCATGGACGCCCTGCGCTACGTAGTACAGGCCACGAAGGAGCTAGACTTCTTCCAGGGACAACTGTACGACTCTTCAGCCACTGTTCCATCCGGATCCTACACCGATGACTGGGGAGGGTACTGGTCATGACGAGGAAAAAAGAAAAGAACGTCACCGTCAAGCAGGCTCTTGAGTGGGTGCCCAAGCACCCAGAGTGGAGTGGTGGCACCCGAGTAGACTCTCCCGTGTGGGAGAACGTCGCCCGACTGCTGTTCGACTTCTCAGTCAACCCTGACGCTCGCGTCGTGGGTGCTGTCAAGAAGGCGATCCGTTCACAGAAGATCATCCTGGACCGGACCACCGGCACCAGGCGAGCAGGTACACACCCAGCCCTCCGTTCTCACGTCAAGCTCCACATGCGAGACCTGACTGGTGGCGGCATCAACAAGGAAGAGAGCGACTCATGAGTCAGCAGACCATCCCCTACGGAGACCGGGCGATCCTGGTAGCGGACAACTTCGTCTACATTTGTGACGAGATCCTGCTCAAGAGTGACTACCCCACGACCGAGGCTCTCATGGAGAAGATCGACCACGTCTACAAGGCGTACCAGGCCAACCTTGTTGGAGAGGTAGCACAGGCGTACCAACAGTACCTCGCGGCAAAGAAGCGGGCAGAGGCTAATGGACGGTGAAGTCACCCGACCACTCAAGTCGGAGATCCCCTCTGAACACTGTGCTAGTAACGATACTCGCCTGGTGTGGCTCTGGAACCAAAAGCTGGCGACCGTTCAGTCTATCTACGCCCGCACCAAGGACATAGAATCCAAGATGGCCGCCAGCCTCGTGCTAGAAGCAGCTATGCTTGGGGATCTGGACGCGATCGAACTGCTTCTTCGACGACTTGAAGGAGCTGCAGTATCTGATCAGGAAGTGCTGGAGGGGGATTCACTACCCCTCTGACCCAAGGTTCCTTGGGGAACTTCTTCACGTGGACCAGCTTCACGGCCACCCCTAGTGGCCCCTGGCAGGATCCGCAGACACAGGTCCTGGAGTGGTAGAACGCTTCGGCTAGGTCGTAGGTAGGCGGCAGAGTCCGCTCGTATTCAGGAATCGTCCTCATGGGGTTGGCTTCCATAGCCAGCCGCCAGACACGCTGGTTCTCTACCAAGCGGTGACGCTCATACCACTGCGGGTACTTGTCGCCAAGCCGCTCCTTCATACCGGTCACGGTTCTAGAGTCCCCTCAGCCCACTCAGGCCAGAGTGTCATGTTGGCGGGTTTCTTGAGCTTAACGCGGAATTCCGCGCGCACCGTGTAAGCGCGGCCTACCTCCCTGCCCATGATCTTAGTCTTGTATGGCTTACCGAAGTAAGCCCCCAAAACAAAATTGATTGCACGCAAGTGTACGTTGAGCTTTCCCTGCTCTGTCTGAGCCTTGGTTCCAGGGGTAGGTTCAGTGAGCTGTTCCTTGGCCTGATCCGCCGCGAGGATGTCAGCGATCTTGATACCAGTCGCCCACTCGTAGATCATAGGTGCAGTGACCCTGTGGCTGGTGTGCGTCGATAGTCTTCCTAGGAACTTCCGTACTTCCTTCTCCCACTCTACACGGAGCGGGTTCTCGGAGATTACGAGGTCGCTCTTCGTGTAGGGCATCATGCCCCTCTTGTCGTCCGGTAGCACGAGCTCCTGGACGTACTCGCTCTTAGCAGCGTCTGTGGCCGTGCTGCTGAAGCGTCGAAGGTGGGCAGGATCAAACTGTGCTTGCAGCTGCTTCTCTAGGTCGCTAACCGGCGTCCTTGGGTCGTTCGGCACGGTGCCTCCCTCTCTAGTCCTGGGACCATTATACCCTATTTTCGGAAAAAAAGTGGTGGGTGACCCGAAGGTCACCCACCACTCCTGTAGGACTGTACACTCTTGATGAGGTGTACCAGCTCGGAGTCTCCCAACCCCGCCTGTTCCCCTCTCCTGTATAGGTGGAGGGGCCAGTCCTTGACGATGCCGTCTGCCTTTCGACCCCAGACGAACAGGGCGTTGTTCCTACCACCCTCTGGTAGAGGTCTAGCTAGTTCCTCCAACAGCTCGTCGCCGAAGATTGCCAGGTCATCTGGATCTAAGTCTCTAACGGCAGCAGACCTGGCCCTAGATAGCTCGGCTGTCCTCTTCCTGGACTCCAGGAGTCGGAGCAGCCCAGCCGGTGCTGGCACGATGTGTAGGTCGTTCCAACGTTGCTGCGGGAAATGGTACACAATGCCCGTACCCTTGATGTCCACCCCTGGGATGAGGCCATTGACGTCTGACCAATGGTCGTACCCATAGTGCTCGTCCCACTCGGTATCTACCGAGTAGAACAGGTGGACTCCGTTCCCGCTCTTACTGGTCTCTGCCAACGTGGGTGGTAGGTCCAGGATCCTTGCGGATTGAAACCCACCGTTCTTCCCGTCGATGTCAGTACAGATCAGCGGGAGAGCCCGCATCACGACACCGAACGCCCGACCATGCTTGAATCTCTGGAGATACGGCGCAGGCCGGAACTTGCCCCGCTCCTGGTTGCCCAGGAACGAGGCTCGTCCCCAACCCTTAGTCGTCGTCCCGTCAGGATTGACGTGTACGAGACTCAGGCCAGGCTGTTCCAGGATCTCTACGGGCAACCCCGCAGGGTCTTGGTACTGGTCAGTCCTCTCGTACCACTTCATCGTCTACTCCTTCCAGGAGTTGTTCCACCAGAACCCTGGTGGTTTCCTTAAGACCGGTGATGACTCGCCTGGAGCTCGGCTTGCCAGCGATCCTGACTGTCTTCCTCGTCGTGAAGAAGCTCTCATCAACAGACTGCCTGATGTAGCCGTCGTCGAACGCACGGTACCCGTTCTCCAACAGCCACGGCCTGTAGGCCGCAATCAGGTGATCCACTTGGGCATCCTTACGGATCATGCCCAGTAGATCCCCAGTACCAGCCAGGTACTCCAGGAACTGGAGCAACGGGCTGGACACCCACTGGTGCTCCAGCTGAAGTTGCTTGCTCTCCTCTGTTGCCTGGAGCTTGGATTGCTTCTGTCCGCGAGTAACCCAGTGCTTGATGATGAGCTTGACCAGTGCAGACAGCATCCGGTCAGAGAGCATCGTCTCCTCGAACTCCCAGTTCTCCGCGTACTTCTTGTTGAACCGGTACCTCACCAACCTGCGCTGCAGTGCTGGGGAGTGATCACTCGTCTTAGGCTCTGAGTTCAGACCTTCCAGGAACAGTGCGGTCGTCTGCACCTGTACAGCGATGTTCTTGTATTTCAGCTCAAGGTCGAACCTCTCGCCGTTAATCGCTGTCTTCTCGACATGGCTGTCCTTGACGAACTCCTTCGGACCATCGAACACGATGTTCATCAGAGCACCGTTGAGCGCGGCCACTGTGACCTTCTTAGCAGCCATCTCAAGCCGCGTGACGCTGCTGGTGTTGTCAGACCCAACCAGCTTCTCTAGCATCTTGAGCAGCGTGGACTTACCGTTGGCACCCTCTCCAATGAATAGGAGGTACTTACCACCAGTCCAGTCTGGCTGTAGTCCCACCGACAGCTGGTTCAGGAGAGAGGCTGCTTGCTCCTCGCTCCCAACCCAGTCCACGAGGATGTCCCACATGAAGTCAGTGTCCACGTCTGGGTCGTACTCCAGGTTCAGGTAGTTCGGGGTGAACTCTCCAGTTGGTGCACGGAGAGTACCATCCCTCTCCAGCACCTGCACTCCTCGCCCCTTCACAGGGACGAGGAGCCGGTTGCTCGGAGTGTCCTTACCCGCGAACTGCTGCAACATCATGTAGAACGACCTGTACTCGTTGTCTGACGAGAACAGAATATTGAGCGTGTCGTTAGCGAACCGCATCATCTCCTGTCCCGTCATCCTACGCCAGATAGTCCTGTCAGGGGACGCAGGCTGGAGTTCACCAGTCTCATAGTCCACTGGTAGGTACACGTTGTCTCGGTATTCGACCGCCTGATTGACGGTCGTTGTCGCCTCTGCTAGTGAGGCAAGCTCTTGCCGAGTGTGCAGTCTAGGCACTTGGACCCTCCTTCCTTGACTTGTTGTAGGTTGTTCAGCTGGTTACCAATGGCTGTCTGATCTAGCGGTTCGCTAGGATCTCGGAGGTAATCCTCCATGAGTTCAAGCTCCTTCTTCAGGATGGCCTGATACTCGTCGTGAGATAGTAGTCTCATTGGGCACCTTCTATAGTGTCTGTGCGTATACTACCCTGGTGGCACGATCTCTCGTACCACGAGGTAGTACCCTACCGATGACCTGTCGTCGCTTAGCGTGGTCTCCCCTGAGGTCGTCGAAGACCAAGAGCTGGTCACACTCTCGGTCTAGCCCATCCACACCAGTACTGAGAGTACCAGTACCCACCAGCACCTTCTTACGCTGATCCAGCTCTAGGAACCAGTGCTTGACCTGCTCTGATTGCTTGTGACTCATGCCACCAGTAATACAGAACGAGGCCCATGGAGTATCGATCAGCGATCTTGCCACTGCGTCGGCGATGGTAGCGTGCTGGCAGAAGACCAGCCAGGGCCGGTCACGCCTGTCCAGCTCGTGTACCAGGTCTACGAGGACGTCGTCCCACAGGTAGCCTGTCTCGGGGTTCACCCGGTCCAGGTAAGTCCTGCGGTGGTACGCCTCCATGTCACTGGCAATCATCCTGTGCTGCCACCGGTCGTAGCCGTAGGTCTCGAACCAGTCGTCTCGGTGGGACGCCAGGTCGAAGTACTGCTCCTCCCACTCAGCATCGTCCTCGATGTAGGCCGTGTAGCCCTGGTCCACCAAGAACTCTGCTGCACCCGTGTAGTTGAGAAACCCATCCACGTACGGAGTACTTGCGAACGGGTTAACCCTGGTCTTACAGTGCTTGATGACCCATTGCTGGTACCCACCAAGGTTCCCGACAGGATCCAGCACGTGAGCGATGCAGTACGCCCTCTCAGCATCATTGTACTGAGGGGTGGCACTCGCCAGGATGATGGCCGGGAATCCGGTCGCGTTCCTGTCGAGCTTCTTGAACCCCTCTGCCGAGTGCTTCCCTAGTAGGTGGAACTCGTCCACGATGATGGGCACGCCCCGCTTGAACTTGAAGTCGTCCTTCGTGTCTTTGTGCTTCATGCGCATAGCTTCGACACTGATGACCGTCAGGTCCAGGTTCAGCGTGACTGCGTCCCTCATCCAGGCTGCATGAGTCTTGGGTGGTGCTACCACCAAGACACTATCGAAGCCTGCTTCCGCGATGAGCCCGAGACTAAGCTTAGTCTTGCCCTTTCCCGTTGGATAGAACAGCAGCATCCTTTGATTAGACAGAGTCGTCCAGAGGTTGAATGCAAAGATCTGGTCAGCCGTCCAGGAGGCGAACTCTGGGTCCGCCTCCTGGAACAGCCGCTCTGCCTCGTCCCAGGAGGTCACTCGCCCTCTACCATACGGCGCGGAGTGCCGGACAGTCGAGCATCGAACTCCGCCTTGAGCTGGGCGTAAAGCGGGTCGCTCTCAAGGACCGTGTTCGGAGAGTTCCCGAGCACGACCTCTTCGTACATCGACGACACCCGATCAGATGGGGCGAAATTCCAGCCGTGGATGGGTCGCACCCTCGGGGTGGCCGGGCCGTTCTGAGCGGTCGCACGGTCACGACCATCGTCGAACAGCTGAGCGATCGACGGCTTCGTAGCGGCATACTCTTGGAGTGCCTCTGCCACCTTGACGTTGATCGTGGAAGACGGCTTGTTGGGACTGGCCTTCTTGGCCTGGTACTCCTGTGCCGACCCAGCCTCGATCATGTTCTCACCCACACAGTCCTTGGCGATCTGAGCGTAGCCGAAGACGTCAGCGATGTTGTCACCGTAGTCTGGCGCGACCGCGAAGCGGTACGCCTTAGCGAGGACGAACATCATGGCCACGTCAGCGCCCTGTACTTCGCGCTTGCCAGAGCGCTGCTCCACGCCGTCCACATACCCGTTCCACATGTCGGCCAGCGAGTCCATGTTCTGTGCTGCATTGCCGTACGTGGACTTGCGACCGTCCAGCAGTTCCTTCGTGCTTTCTTCCTGTGCCATGTCACACCTTCCTTAGTGCTCTGTTAGTGAGGAACTTCGCTAGCTTGCGACGTTCCTTAGGGTCTAGACCGCCACGGATACCGAAGCGCTTCTTCTGTCCTGCTTCTTCTTTCATCACAGCACCCAGGCATTCTACCCTGACTGTGCAAGAGTTCTTGCAGATGCTCTTTGCCTTGTCCGTGTTGGGAGACCCACCACGGTACTCAGACTCGTGCGGGAACCAGGTCTCTGGATCCAGCTTGCTACTAGCGCAGGCCGCGCTCCAGTACCAGGGCTCTGGATCTAGCTCCTGTGGGACTTCGTTAATGTCCACGGTGCTCCCTCCAGGCAGTCCCTGATCCAGTCAGAGAGGATCTTATTCAGCTCCTCATCTTGGAACCCTCCCTTGAGGAGGATCCTTGCAGCAGACGCTAGATCTGCGTGGTGCGTAGGAACCTTCCACGTGTCCAGGTCTAGCATGCCTAGCAAAGGTTGCTTGACCACGTTCTTCACACCCGTGTTGTCCACGATGGTGCTGCCTGGCAGTGAACCGTGGATCTCCTGGACCAGCATAGACATCTGCTGGTCCTGTCGCGGGTTACGACCTCGGTTCCTGTAGCCCTCCAAGAAGATGTGGAGGGGTCCAGGCACTCCGATCATTGCCCAGTGTCGTAGAGACTGCAGGAATCCTGGGTCCACGACGATGGAGTTCCCACTCCTCTCGGTTACCCTGCGGTACACCCGAGACTCAATCTCAACTGTCTTGTTGTCCAGGTCCAGCTCGATCCGAACACCGCCAGTATCGACGATGCCCGGATCCAGCCCGACCAGAGCAAGAGTAGCCATACTTCCTCCTACTTGATGTATCGGTATGCGGACTTGATGTCAGCGTCCAGTGGGAAACCCACCAGTTCTGAGTGAGACATGACCTCTTCCATCAGAGCTTGCAGCTCCTCGGCTTCGATGTTCCTCTCCCATGTGTCTGTGACATCAACATGAGGCAGCCATTCGACGTTAGCCTCGTCATGGAACTGCCCGACCAGCTGAGCGTTAGCTACGTTCTCTAGCCGGTCTGACAGCTCTGCCAGTGCCTTGAAGAACAGCTCTCGACAGAGCGACTGGACAGCAATACCAGTCAGCTTCCCACCGAAGATGGTGTTCAGCACGATCTTCTTCTTGGCGTTCTTCGGCTTGCCGACGTTAGCCTTGCGAGTACCGGTCTCGTTGATGTTGGACCAGATACCCTTCTCGCCCAACGTCTCCGTAGCCTTGTAGTACGCCATCCCGGTCTTGTTATTAGACGTGACCAGATAGACACCGTGTATGAACCTCGTGACGATAGCCTCGTCGTCCCAAGGGTGGAAGAGCTGGAAGCAGATGCTCGTAGATCCAGGGTGAACCTCGGCCACGCTCGGCAGGGTGAAAGGCGTTGCTACTGCCGTCATACCATTGCCGATCTCGATGGCCTTGGGCATCTTGCTAGAGACCACGTATTTCAGCAGAGCATCTAGATCGTGCCAGAGCTTGACAATGTTAGGACACGCCGCCCGCCAGCTCGTTACCCACTCGGTTGCTTCTTCGAGTGAGATGACGAAGCCTAGGCGGAACATGAACTCCTGCACTGCCTTGCCACTAGCCATGTACCCACAACTGAGTTCGGAGTACTTACCCTTTGGCCTCAGAGTCTTAGTCACTTCCTCGTACGGGATATTGTCGTACCTAACGACAAGCTCCTTGTACAAGTCACGACCCTCCCTGTAGACCTCCAGTTTCCACTCCTCACCAGCCACGTAGGCTAGAGCCCTCGACTCCACTGCACTGAAGTCTCCGACGAACAACAGCCCGTCTTCGTGCTCGGCAGTGAAGACCTGCCGGAGCTGCCCGGCCATGTCTCCGTTGCTCCACTCCTCGGCATAGTCCGAGATCGTGGCGACGTCCTTAAGAGGCACGCCGTCGTCGTCCACCTTGAGCCTAGCGAGGTTCTGCATCTGGACGTTCCTACCGCTCGTGCGGAAGGTCTGACCAGCGCCCACGTGAACGTACTGGTCGTGGAGCCTGCCCTCTGGAGTCATGTTAGCGAGAATCACAGGTAGCTTGGTAAGGCTACTACCCCCAATCTCGATCTTGATCTCCAGCATGGTGACAACTTCCTGGAGCTGCTTACGCCGCTCAGGATCTTTCTCCTCTGCCAGCTCTCGCATCGTGTTCTCCAGCACCACTGGAGCGTGGTACTTGTCGAGACTCGTGACCTTAACCCCACGATCAGCACAGAACTTCCTGAGCTGTGGCGTTGACCTGAAGTTCAGGGTGCCGCCTGTCTCGTGGGTGAACTGAGCCTTGGCGATCTCTGTGTTAGCCCAAGATCTGTTGTGCATCCAGTTCACGGTCTTCTCGTCCACGTGCCAACCCGCCCTATTCTGCTGGTAGGTGAGCAGCTCGTAAGCACACTCCCTCTCCCAGACGTAGGCACAGCCCAGGCTCGTCAGGATCTGGATCCCGGTGTCTACGATCTCCAGCCCTGCCTCAGCATCCACGTCACAGTAGTGACCATACAGGTCCCACTCCTCTTGGTGCTGAGCGATGAACTCTGGTGTCGGCCCTGTGTAGCCCTCTCGACCGAACGAGAAGAGCTGCATCAGGTACTTACCAGCGTCCAGCTTGGCGACGGAGCCCAGCTGTCGGGATGCGACCTCCAACTTGGAACCACACCCCAGCAGCCGAGACATGACCGCAGAATCCTGGACACGGTGATCGATGTTAGTGAATCCCAACCACCGCAGCACTGCCCTCTCGAAGCCCGCGTTGTGAGCCTCAATGGTGTAGCCCTGCTCTAGCAGAGCCCAGACAGCGTCGACGAACCGCTCGTAACCTTCAAGAGCCAGCTCGAACCTCTGTGTCTTCCTACCCTTGATAGCGATGCTCGCCAGGATGGGACAGAAGGAGGGGTGCCGGACGTAGTTCTCCAGCCCCACGTCCGGCAGCGACAGGTCGCAGTAGGTCTCGAAGTCGAGACCGAACTCCTTGCGCCGCTTCACGAGAGGGCCAGCCATTCCTCGTACTGCATCATGACGATAGGAGGAATACGATTGACCTTCTCGATTACCACTTCATCGAACATGACCATCAGCTCATAGAACTGCTGGACCCACTGGTCGTGGGTAGCGTACTCCCCATTGATGTCAGCTAGGTTGGAGGCCATCTTGATACCTCCGCCCTCTCCATCTACGAGGTAGATGGCTGAGTACTCAGAGTCGTCCTGCGCCCACACGCCGAGGATCTTGTCTGCGTCCTTATAGACGTGTAGCTTGTATTCCATTACTTAACTCCCTTACCCTTGTGGTAGGGCCGACGGTAGTCGACCACGTAGAGCTCTCGCTCCATGCACTTTGGGTCTTCGACCCAGTGCCACGACGTGATCTCCTTGGACCAGTCCTCCTTGGTGTGGACGTACCCCACCCGTGCCTGTCGGAGAGCCCACATAATCTTCTGTGTCGGGTTCTTGATGAGCACGTGAGGGTACGGACACGGGACCTCGTCGGTGTGGTGTTCTCCCCACACCGAGCCACAATCACCATCGACGACGATCTCAGCATAGGAGATAGCCTCCTGCTTGAAGATGTCCTCGATGATTCCCTTGGTAGCATCGTTGACGTGAAGCCACGTGTCAGTCATGGTTGTCACCGATGCGGTACTTCTTGATGAGAGCCTTGAGCTCGTCTACTACCTCTGGCAGTGTCAGAGCGTTCCCGTCTATGATAGCCTGAACATCGTCGAGGACCTCACCACGAATGGTGTTGATCGCCACGATGGTGCGGTTCGCCTCGAACTCAGCCCAGTCCTCAGACTGTCCCTCGACGAGAAGCTTGATCGCGTTAAACAACCGCGGCCACGCCTTGTGGAGAATGGACTTCTGCCTGTCTGCAGCAGAGCCTGTTGCAGTCCACGCCGCTACGAGGGGCGTGATCTTTGCAGCTGGCATCGAGACCTCCCGGAGATCCGGGATGGCCTCTGCCAGCTCACTCATTGGATCCTTCATGTCAGTCCTTCCTGATTCCTTTGAAGCTCGGGAAACGCGGAGCGTCCTTCGAGCCACTGAGTTGATAGGTGAAGTTGACTACAGTACCGATGATGTCGTAGTCAGACGCCAACCGGTCCTTGCCTGCGAACAGCCTACGCTGCTCGTCGGTGAAGCCGGTGCCAATGGAGACCACGGCTCCCTCGAACGGGCCGTTGAGCACTCGTACCTGGAGAGCACCCATCCGCCCGTAGTCGACCAACTGGTTGTCCTGCTGGTTAGAGCGCTTGGCGTAGCCTCGTTCATCCTTGGTCTGCTCGTTGAGGTTGATCTCCAGGTAGTTGAACCCGATGACCAGTCCCTCGGCGTCAGCCAGAGGCTTGCGCTTGAGGAGGAGCCCCTCCCGCCACGTCGAGCGACCGTACTTGTACCGACCGTACGGTGCACGGACGATGACGCCCTCGTAGCCTAGCTCTAGGTACTGGTGTTCTGCAGCGAGGAGTTCCTCCTCGTTGTTAACCCAGTCCTGAGCGAGGACCAGGGTGTTTCCCCACGGGGATTTGTCGTTCGCGTCGTACAGGTCCAGGAGCCTGGTAGTGTACGGCTTGTCGGGTTCGTCCCACTTGTCGAACACGTACCACGTGAAGTCGGGACGACCCGCTGCAGACATGATACCGGACGTGGTCTTGGCGAACACGTCCTCTGCTGCAGGAGGGCCGACGATGAGCTCACCGTCGAAGCCGGTGAAGATCTTATCGGACAGCATCTTGCGGGTGTACTCGTTCGGGATACGCTTGAGGGACCGAGTCTTCGGTCCCTCGTCTGTACCCACACACCGGATGCCGTCGAGCTTAGCGCTGACGTACACCGGATACTGCACTTGCTCCAGCGTTACTGGGCTGGCGAGCATTGGTTGCATTTCAATCCTCCAGGATGATTGCTAGGTCGTCGGTTCCGAAGAGTACCTCGACCTGTGCTGGACATGACGGCGCCCCACGCTCTCCCTTAGTGTAGGGATTGGCAGGACAGAACTGACAGTGCTTGCCTGGTACCAACGTTCGGTCCCCATCGAGGATCCGCTGCTCTGCACGCAAGACTGACGCTTGCCACTCAGCGAGGTAGTCCAACGGGACTTCCCACGCAGAGATGTTACCAGGCTGGATGATGTGGAACTCTGCCTCGACCTCCTTGGTACGATACGTCTCCACGTAGTAGAGGCCCTGCTCATTGTGAGCTGCCTCCACCGGGATGGTACCTGTCTTCAGGTCTACGACAATGATCTTCACACCGTTGGTGAGGACGATGTCCGCAGAGGTCTGCGGCTTGGTCTGGGTCCACTCCGCTGTGCGAGACTGCTCACACCAGACCTCTGCACCCTCGACCTCGTCGAGCAGGCTGTAGATGTAGCGTACAGCTTGTGCCAGGAAGCGGATCAGCAGTGGTGAGGTCATGATATCCTTCGCCGGTATCATGATCTCCTCCACACCGTCCTCGCCCTCCTCAACCCGCTCCGGTTGTACCTCGTGGAGCAGCTCGATGATCTCGAACGGGACTGGTGGCGCGCTCGTGTTGCCACGATCTAGGATCCACCACCTGTAGTACTGAGCCTCGCTCTTCAAGAGGATAACCCTCTCGTCTTTGACGTTCCTCACTGCTGCGAGCTGGTCGAGTAGCTCTGCTGCTGCCTCCCAGTCCTCACACTGAGTGAGGATCCTCTGTACCACCTTGTGGAGGCGAGTACCCAGCGAGCTGGCTGCTCGCTCTCCACCCACGGGCTTGAAGCCTGGGATGGCCTCGTCTAGCACAGCTGAGCCGGAGCAGTGGTGGTAGCGAGAGACGTAGGACCCAGAGAACCTGAAGTCCTCGATGCCGTAGCCGGTCTTCACTTCTTCACCCGGTGCTTGCGAGCAACGTGCTTGGCTCCCAGCACGTACAACTCTCCGTATGTGGGGTTCGCGTAGTACCGACCCCACGCCCCGCAGCTACAGTGCCAGGTGCTACCCTTACCAGCGATGGAGTGATGGGAGATTGTGTATATTCTCCCGTCTGCTAATTTGACTTCCATGTTGTCTCCTAGTTAGTAGTGTGAACGGGCGCCCCGCCTAAGCGAAGTTGTGTTATGGTCGTTTAAGTCTGAGCACGCTTACGTGCTAGACCCCGTATCACTAACTGCTAGTCCTCGAAGTCCTCTTCGAGAACCTGCTCGTCGTCGTTGCCGCCGCCGAAGTTCATCTCGAGGTCGGTACGAAGGTAGAGGAACCGGCTGTACGCCGAGATCCCGTGCACGAGCACCTTCTGCTTGCCCACCTGGACTTCGCGGGTGTAGGCGTTCATGTTGAACGCACCCTTGAACCAGTTGCGAGCACCCCACCACAGGCGGTCGGGGTCGCCGATACCAGGGACGGAGTCGAGGTCGATGACCACGAGACTGGACTTCGGGTTGTCCGGGTCCTCTCGGGTCAGAGCCTTCTTCTGGATCTCGTTGCCTTGCGAACCGCTGAAGACGAGCTTGGCCACGAAGTCCGTGTCCTCGCCGAGGTTCTCCAGGTCCTTGTCGGACAGGTCGCGGATGGGGAGGTTAGTCTCCGTCCAGTCCTCGGCGTTGATGAGCTCGATGAGCGCCTCAGCGACCTCGGGGCTGAAGCCCTTGGTGCCGTTGGTGTGAGCGTACTGCTCCACCGTGAACGGCACGAAGACCTCGACCAAGTACTTCTGGACGCGGTCGACCTCAGCCTGCGTGATGAACAGGGAACCACCGATGCGGTCAGGGTACTGACCCGGCTTGATGTTCTTCTCCTGCCGCCACTTAGCGAGCGCGTCGATGTCGCTCTCGTTCCACAGCGGGAACGACAGGACACCGAGTACCGTGCCGTTCTTCGGGTACTGCAGAGTGCCGCTCTTCGCCTCGGGCTTAGCAGCGGTCTTTGCCTTGGCAGTTGCCATGGTTACTACTCCTTGTTACTAGATGGTTGCGGCCTGGATGGCCAGGGTGTGAGCAGCCTGGAGCGTGGTGTCACGCGACAGGACTGCTCGTTGGAAGCGAGACTGAGGAGTACGTGCTGCACGCACGTGCTCGTTCCAGCTGCTCGCTGCCTCGAAGAGACCGAGCGCAGTGCCCTCGATCCCCACGTTTCGGTGGTTGTAGAGCTCGCCGATCAGCTCAAGGCGAGCCATCTCAACGTTCTCCTTCACCCGCTTGCTGGTGATCCGCTCGTCCGGCATGGCGATGAACTCGTCCACGAACCAGTTGATACCAGGGATGGTGACCTTGAGCGTGGCCATGTGTTCCTTGGCCTCGACCCACTCGTTAACCTCGTCGTCCCACTTCTGCAGCATGGCCTTGACCTCCTCGATACGCTCGAAGAGGTTGAGCGTGTGAGCGAGGGAGTAGTTGTGTCCACTACCCTCTGCCTCCATGTCAGCACCAGCTGACGTGTTAGCACACACGATACGCATCATGACCTGTTGGAAGCGGAACGCTGAGCCCTGCACGTAGCCGTTCTGCAACGCGAGATACGGGCACGTGTCCCCTTGCGGATCGCCCTTGATGGTGACAGGCCGGTCTCTCTTCATGAGGATCCAGATGTCCCTGCCCTCTCGGAGCGTACCGGCTGTCTCGAACTGCAGACCTGGGATGGTGTCTTGCACCCACTCGGCGAGATCCCACATCTCCTTGGGCTGGACGTCGACCCTGCTAGCAGGGACCACGCCAAGATCAAGAGCTGTATCGGAGCGGACGTTGATCTCAGCGTCCTCGAAGAGCTCATAACGAGTCTGAGGCTCTTGATACATGGAGTCACCATTAGGTGCGAGCACGTCGACCAGCTTAATTACCTGACGGTACAGCGGCTCTCGGATGACGTCGAACTCGTGGCCAGCAAGCTGCTGTGCCTCGGTTCGGGATGGATACTCTGTGAGCAGGTTCTCCAGCCCGTGCCACGTAGGCTGTCGGACTGAGAACATGCGCTCTACTTCAGCTGGCATGTTGTCTCCTAAGCACCTAACGAGAAGTCAATGACTCGTCGCTTGAGGTGTGATTGAGGGACGATGACCATACCACTGTCATGCCCCATTCGGATGCGTTGTCGCACAGAGCGACGTGGTTGTAGCGCGTAGCGGCGAGCTAGCTCTGCTTCTAGGTCACGAGTAGGTACCTGTCTTAGGCTTACCTTTCTCATGCTGTCTCCTTATCTTGGAGTGGCGCGGGCGCACCCTCCATTATACCCCGAAATCCGGAATCCCGCTGGCCGGGCCGTGGCCCAGAACTAGCTCAGACTGCCCCGACTCCGGGTCACTCTGGCTCCGGGGTGGCCGGTCCCTCAGTGGGGTACCGGCCACCCGCGCGGGCACGAGAGCGGGGCAGAGAGGCTAAGGCCGAGTCGGGCTGTCGCCAAGCTCGCCGTCAGCGATGGGATCCTCACCAGGATCCTTGGGCTCGTCGTCCTCGCCATCCCACGGGGGAGTGGCGTCGGCCATCGGGCTCATCATTGCCGTGCCACCAAAGATGCTGGCAAGCACGTCCTCGAACTTGGGCTCGTTCATTGCGTGGTGGAGACGGTGGATCTCCTCCAGCTGGAACTCCAGCTCGATGACCTTGTTGAGGTCTGCCTCCACCGACTTGCGCTTAGCCACGATGGACTCAGCGAGCTGGTGCATGAGCGGGTGGAAGGCAGAGTTCTCTGCCTCGAACAGGTGAACGTCCTGTCCAGGCTTGAAGACCCTGGACTCGACGACCATCTCGTTAGAGTACTGTTCCTTGCCTCGCTCCAACACGACGACGAGACGAGTGTCTCCCTCGACGAGGATGTTAGTGACGAGACCGTATCGCAGCACGACCTCAGCATAGGTGCTGTTGTAGTCACCGTGAATGCGGCAATACACGTCACCGACGTTGAGGTCAGCGACATCGATTGCCACGGATTCGAACTGCTCGTTCATTCTTGTTCCTAACCTAGTTGTTGAATCGCTCCACGATAACTCGTGTAGCGTCGAAGATCACCTGTGCTGCTTCGTCTTCGACTTTAGGGCGGAGGTCATTGATGTAGACCACCTTGTTGATGCCGACCTGCACGATCTCCTTCGCACACTCGTTGCACGGGTAGTGCGTGGTGTACAGGATAGCACCCTGAAAGTCGGCGAGAGATCCTCGATAGTTGAGGATTGCGTTGCGTTCCGCGTGCACCACGTATAGGTGCTTGTTGTCGAGCGGGTTATCTGCTGTCTTCCCCCAAGGGAAGTCGTCGTCTCGCCACCCTCGTGGTGTACCGTTGTAGCCGATCGAGAGGACTCGCTTGTCTACGCTGGCAATGCATGCTCCGACCTGCGTGTGAGGATCCTTGGACCTCGATCCCCCGATGAGGGCGATACCCATGAAAGTCTCGTCCCACGTCGCTACGTCTTTCCGTGCTTCACTCATGATCACGTACCTTATCTATACGAATTGTAGTATAGAGCAGGTCTACAATGATGGTACTCTTACTGATAGCTATGCCTAGCTTCCAGTTCCAGCCTCCACCGAACCTGCCCATAGGGCGCTTCGACTTCTTCATGTGTCGAGTATTTTCCCACATACCGACCGACTCTGATAGACCGAAGCGCCAACGGTACTTCCCAATCTGAATTCGTTTAACCATACCTACCTCCAGACATGACAACGCCCCGGCCACCCTTGTAAGGTGACCGGGGCGTTGCTAGCGGTGATACCGAGTCTAGACAGCCTAGAGCTCGATACCCTTCTCCTTGAGGAGAGCGGCGAGAGCAGCGAGCTGCTCGTCGGACGCGTCAGCAACGACGCGCTCCGCCTTCTCCTGCGGCGAGAGGCGCGCACGACCCGTCTTCGGGGCGACCTTCTTCGCGAAGGCCTCTGCGTCGAAGGCACGACCGGCGTAGCCGGTGAGAGGCGCGTCGTTCGTGAGAGCACGAATGGCTGCCTCGACCTTGGTCGTGATCGTCTTCTGGATCGCGGTCTCGGTCGTGCTGGTGAACTGGTCGCCTGCTTCGGAGATCGCGGCCTTGATGGCCTCGACGGTCTCGGGAGCGACGATGTCGGCGAGCTGCTCGACGTCACCGAACTGAAGAACGGTGTTGACGTAGTCAGCGAACTGAACGTCAGACGTACGGTTGATGTTCTTGATGTCGACGGTCACCTTCGTGGGTGCCTTCGGCTGGGTCTTCGCCATGAGTGTTACCTGTTCCTACTAGTAGTGTGAACTGCGGGACCGGTACCGGTCCCCCTAGCCCGATAGCTAGGGGCCAGCCCACCCGCCCGGGACGCCAGAGCCGGGTCGGTGGGCCAGCCTCCGGTTACCGGAGGGGCGTACCACCATTATACCTCGGAAACCGGGGCTGGCTGGTAGTACGTACCCATAGTGCTCATCGTCGTTGCGTACGAGCCACCGGTGTCGATGCGTTGAAGCACGACCTGGTTGCCTGACACGCTATAGACGGTGTAGACATGTTCGTGTGGATCCACGAACCTGTCTCCGAGGTAGAGCTTGGTCTTGTTCCCGCGTGGGGAGTGGAAGAACCACCACCAACGCTTAGCCATGCTTCCTCCTCTTCCGACCCTCGTGTCCGTCCCAACGACCGGACCGGTCGATGGTGTGGTGAGGACCGAACAAGTCCTCGACGGTGAAGGTACGCTCGATGAGCAAGTCCTTACCGTCGCAAGACGGACAGTCGATGTTGAACGTTCCCACGTCGGAGTCATTGACGGTGACCACGACCTGTCCCTCCAACTGTGCACCGCAAGCGGGACAGGTGTAGGCAATATACAGGTCGTAGTCCACGTAGTCCACGTCGTTGACGCCCGAGCCATGCAGGAACTGCTTGGTCTCAGTCGGATCTTGCATCTGGATCAGAGCCCACCAGACAACGTGTCCTGCGCCTTGTCCAGCGCAGACCGCTTGTCCTTGTTCTCAGCGTCCTCGATGGCGTTGCCGAGGCTCTTCATGAAGGCTTCGTGAGCCTCCTGCTGAGCCTTAGCCTTGGCCTCCCTCTCAGCACGGGCAGCAGACAGCTTGATGCCATCCTGCTCCCGACGGTAGCGACGCAAGGCGCGCGACGGCGTTTCACCGTTCTGCAGGACGATGCCGAGCTCCGCGCACTTGTCGCGGTTCTTCTGCTCAGCAGCAACCTGCTTGTCGATGTTCTTCTGCTTCTTCGCAGCCAGACGCTCTGCGAACTTACGGTTGTTCACGCCTCGCTTGGCGTGTCGTGCACTTGCCTTGGACATTGCTGTCCCCTCTCGGTATTGGTAGTGTACGGGCAGTTGGTAGGCATGCCCAGGCCTGGCTCATTATACCTCGCGCAGCGGGACACTGGAGAGGTCGTACAACACACCACGCTCCTGCGAGTACGCAATGGGGAGCTCGGTGTAGTAGTGGTTCAGCAGATCTCCGAGCAGTACGCGAGGCGTACCACCAACGAAGTCTGGCTCAACCACGATCAGCACCCACGTGTAGACTGAAGAGTCTGCGTGAGCGACGATGATGGACTGAATGTCCTGGAGAGTAGCCCAGCGCCTGTCGGAGACGAGCGCGGTCTTGACGGTTCCCTGCAGGTGGATCTCGATCTTGCCAGCCATGTCTGGCTCCTTTCGGTTGTGGCGTTGACATCAAAGAAAAAGGACAGCCAGCCATGCCTAGTGTGGTGAGCACTAGACACAGCTGGGGGACAGTTGTCAACTGTCTGCTAGTCTCCCCAACAGAGTTACCAACTCTGTTCGACGTGAGTCACGACCTTCGGTTACCTGAAGTCCGCACTTCCAGTTCATCTGACTAGGATGACCTTGATGCTTCGCGGCAGAGCCTCTCTTATTAGAATCCAATCAAAGCTAATTACTTAACTTCTCTCTTCTTACCAAAGAATTTCTCTTTCTTAACCAAGAAAGCCTACTTGTAGAGACTAGCCAGTCTCCTACGCTAGCCAGCAACAGGAGCTAGCCAGCTCCCGAGCTCTAGCCAGAGCTCAACAGTGTCTAGTCTAGTACAGAAGTCTACCGACACCCTCTTCAGCACTAACACCTAGATCCAGGCACTCTCCGAGATGCTATCACACGACGAGCGGTAGCGAGGAGTGTGCCATGCACGATGAAGACGATGAGCGTAACCGGGCGTAACCGGGCCGAACCGGCCCGTAACCGGCCTGCTGGTTACGCAACACCCCTGGTAGATGGGCAGTTTCGCCCGCGTAACCGGACGTAACCGGCCTGCGGTGCAAACTTTCTTTCATTCTACCAAGTTTGAGAAAAAAACCGGTTACAACCGGTTACTTGTACGTTTACCAGGGGAAACGCTGTAACCGGGTGACCCGGCCTGGCCGGTTACGCCGGTTACGCCCCTGGTACGGCATAGAGAGAGCGTAACTGTGGAGCTCGACTAACTCTCTTGGAGCCCCAGCTCTTGGAGCTGGACTACGCTAATAGCAATGGAAATGTATTTGCTTATGAGTAGCTGGAAGCCCAACGGGCTGAAGCTATTTTTATAATAGTTGGACTAGTGCACGTTCCACGCTAGATTGTCGGTTACGCCACTCTCCAAGTGGCGCAAGCGCAATTAGCTAGAATAGAGACTGGGTCATTTTACTATGCCGTCCCACGTGCTACTAGTCCTGATTAAAGAAAATAGCTAGCCCGAAGGCTAGCCACTTCCTTAAGAAGCCAATGACTTCTTAATGTGATCGATCCGCTTGTCGATGCGGATGATCTGCTCCTCGCCGTACTTGAGGATGGTCTCAACGCGCTGCTTGAAGAGCGGATTGAGCTCCATCTCAATGGCGAGATCGATAGGATCCCAGCGAAGCAAGGCTGCACGGTCCTGGATGAGCTCACGCTGCTCCATGGTCCGAACGTCTTCACCTTGCTGACTGAGTGCATCAACGAGATTCATAACTGTACCTTTCGGTAGAGGTCGGTAACCATATGGATTACTTGTACCAAAAAACCAAACAAAAAACTAGACACTAACCTGTGTCAACTAGAAACCTTCACGTAACACTTGTAGAGCCCTCGGCTCTGAACACAATGAGATACTTAAAAGTAACTATTATAGGGGGGTATATAGTGTCTTTAATATTTTTATTATTATCAAAGGATCTGCCCCAAAAAATTTCCCAACTCAAGGCTTTTAGAAACAAAGGGCCTGGTAACTACCAGTGGCTTCACAGATACAGGAGGGTTTCAAACTGTGTCTCTAGATAGGGTCATCTATGGGCGAGCGTCGATCGTGCCTATAGAAGTCGCTCGTTAGCTCCGGCAGGTCTCGCCCGGCAGGGCGGGGCATCGCGCGCGAGCGCGCGTGCTCGTGGTATACTGGGTCCGTGGCCACAGACGATTCCGGTACGACCTCCTGGCGAGACCTTCCCATGACTGGTGGAGCTTGGGCTCCTGCTGGCAAGGAGCAGAGGGACCAGCGAGCAGACTCTGCTGAGCCAAACTGGCGGGACTTCGTTAAGAACTCCTCACCAGCCTGGTTCACGGGCGGGCAGACAGGATCCAGCAACAACGCGCTGGTGGACGACACCTTCCTCGCGCGGATGTATAAGCAGCAGCAGGACGCTGAAGAGACCGGCGTTAATCCGTACGGTCGCTCAGACTTCACCGGAGTGGCGCTGTACAACGGTAGTGAGGGCAGTAACCACTTCAACTACGGTGACACGTGGTTTGAGGGCAAGAAGACCGGCAATATCTTCCAGGACTACGACGTCCAGGACGCCAACGCGCTCATGGCCCAGTTCATGCTGGATCCGCAGGAGCAGCGCCGCCTGTATCGTAACTACGGCGAAGACCAAGATGGAATGGCGGCTGAGCTCAAGAAGGTCTCGGAGGGCTTGGAGACCGACGTCAAGAACTACAAGTCTGGCAAGGAGTTCGAAAGCGCGGTCCAGAACAAGGTCGCCAACATGGGTAAGGGCGAGGACGCTGCTATCGTCGGTGGCGCGACGCTCGCCTCCGCAGGTACGGGTGCCCTCATCGGTACTGCGATCGCCCCTGGTGTCGGTACGCTCGCTGGTACCGTCATCGGTGGTCTGGTAGGTCTCGGCGGGTCTCTGCTGAACCTTGACCAGCTCCGCGACAACTGGGCTCGTGCCGACGCTCAGGTGGAGGCAGCTGAGGCTAGCGGCGAGGACATGCGCCTCGGTCGGCAGATCGGCGCGTACTCGCAGGCGTTTAGCTCAAATACGGCGACGTTCGGTAACCTCTTCGAGGGTGTCGCGGCTCAGCTCGCTGGAGAGCGCGATCCTTGGGACGACCAGACCGCGATGGAGATGGCTGCCGAGGAGGGGAGCGAGGCCAAGGCCAACTTCCTCCACGGTGCCCAGCTCGTCGGTACCACCGCTGACCTTGCCACTCTGTTCACAGGCAACTTGTCCAGTCTCGCCCGAGTTCCAGGCGCAGCGGGCGCGGCTGCCCGATTCGCCAACTCTGCTCGGGCAGTGGAGGAAGGCTCTGCCTTCCTGCGTGGATACAACACTGCTGCCAAGGCGGTTGCGTACCCGACGACCTACCAGCTGGGCATCGCCGGTCAGATCGTGGGAGACACGAGCGATCTCATCGAAGGTCGGACGTGGAACCCACAGACTGGGCAGTACCAGCAGATGTCAGACACTCAGCGCCTCGCGATGTTCGGAGCGATGGGACTCAACGCGGTCCAGATGAAGCTGCCTGCCGGTCTCGCCAAGGGTATGACGGCTGGGGCCAAGGTCGCGAACGAGGCCACGGGTATCGGCAAGCTGACGGACAACGTTCTTTCCAGTGTTCTGAAGTCGGCACCCGGCTCTAGGCTCGCGAAGAACGTCGCAGCCAAGCGCGCTGCCACGAGCCGTGTCGAGCACGGTGCCGTCACGTATTACCTGGACGACGCTGGCAACGCGATCGCGGCCCGCGCCAACGCCGGTGTGTTTGCTCCCGCAGAGTTTCTAAAGTCCTTCTCCGCTGGGGCCATGGCGCTCCGCCGCAAGGTCATCAAGCAGGGTGTTGGCATCACGGCCAACGACGTGTACCAGGCGAGCACCCTGCTCAGTAACAACCGCAAGCTCGCCACGATGTTCGTCACTGCCAGCACGGAGGCGAGCGAGGAAGCTATCGAGACGTTCTACAGGGGCTACGCCGTCGGCGATCCCTCCTGGAACGACATCGCGTGGGCTGCTGCTGGTGGTGCTCTAGGTGGTGTGACGATGTCTGCCCCGTACGCCCTCCTGGAGCGTCGACAGTCCGAGAACCTGTGGGACTCCATCTCTGAGCTGTCGACTAAGACAGGCATCGACCTCCCGATGGACCGCAAGACGTTCCTCGCCGCCTCTGACAAGGAGCGCATGGCCGTCTTCCAGCAGGTGCGGAAGATGGGCGGCACGCTCACCAGCGACGCAGCTGTCGACGCGATGGAAAACATGAACCTCGCCGGTGCTGCAGGATCCAACCAGGTTGCCCGCGCTGCCCGCGCGAGGCTAGTGCTCCAGGACGCGAAGGCCCGAGAGAACTCGGTGCCAGGCGTGTCTCTGTCGAGTAAGGTAACTCTTGACCCCTCCCCGTTCTCCGAGGGCTACCACTGGGTCACCGGTCCAGCGAAGCTCATTAATGATTACAAGAACTGGCTACGAGTGGTAGAGGCCGCTGAGACCAAGGCGATAGGTGCCCCTGGTCCAATGACCACCGCTCTCCAGCAGATCGTACAGCAACTAGAGGCGGACTGGGAGGGGTTCAAGAAGGCCTCCGAGGGCATCCTGACAAACTCGGACGAGGACCGAGCACTGCGCGCCGGTATCATCAACGACTACGTGCGCAAGACCAACACCATCCTCCAGGACGCTTGGGACGGCAAGATGGGTGTGGACGCGGCGCGAGCAGTTGGAATGCTGCAGCGTCGCTACCCGACCGACAACGTCAACTCCTTCGTCCTAGGCCTCGGCCAAGTTTCCGTAGATACTGTTGGAGAGGAGTACGACGGTCGTGAGGTCGGTGTTTACCTGATGCCAGCCGCCATGATCCAGGGACTGACGATGGACTTCGACGGAGACTTCTCCGTGATGGTCGACACCGTCCTGGATCAGAACGCGTGGGTCGATCGTAGGTCTGGAGCGAGTTACAACGCCGGTGTCTCGGAGGAGGGCGTCGGTGGTAAGCAGGTCGGTGGATTTGATATCCTTCAGACGCCTTACCACACCACGGCACTCGACCAGGCTACGCTCATCAAGCTCTCGGGCAACGGCAAGGAGAAGTACCAGTACGGCAGGATCGTGAAGCAGTTCGCGGATCGCGTGCGCGAGGTTGTCACGACCAAGGAAGGCGACATGCTCGTCTCCGAGGAGTTCCTGAACCAGTACCTCTTCAAGCCTCTCAAGTCTGGCCGCCCCTCCAAGAAGCTGTTCGAGGAGTTCTGGCTGGCCCTCGGTCGCTCTCCGCAGGGACGGGCTCTTACCGACTACGGTCGACAGACCCTGGAGAACCTACCGTTCAAGATCAACAAGGAGTTCACGTTCCTGGCCCAGCATGTCATCATGACTGGCTTCGCTCGCCAAACTCGCCAGCTCGCGCCCATCATCCAGGAGTCTGACGAGGCTCAGCCGCCCGTGCGCCAAGATCGCGCGCGAGAGAACTCTAGGCTCGCGCCCGCGAGCCTGCCAGTCAGCAACGTCACGCTTCAGACGCGACAGGAGGAGGACTTCCGCCGCAACGGGCACGTGAACTATAACAACCTAACGCCGGAGACTCTCCAGGCGCTGTTTGTGGAAGGCGACCCCCAGGCTGGGCTCTACTACCAGAACATCTTCGTCAACACGGCAGAGGTCAAGGGTGCGACCGAAGCTGCCATGTCGAGAAACCAGGTGGAGCGCACTGCCCTCAACATCTTGTACCAGATTCAGGACCGCCTGAACGTCGGCCTGAAGAGCACAGACGCCCGCTGGGGGCTGCTGGAGCTGGCAAACTACCACCCCTCCGAGAACTCCAGCGAGACTTTCCTTCAGATCGCCCTCAAGCAAGCGGTGGACATCGTTCAGCGTACCTACCCCGACTTCGAGTCGGACCTGGTGCAGCAGAAGTTCGTTCAGTACCGAAACCTCGACAAGATCCAGGCAGCTCGCGTTGTCCTGGACTCTGTGCCTGTTGACGAGCTCCTGTACTACAAGTCAGGTACTCAGGTCGGGCTGACGGGTACTCTCGGCGACAACGCCTCCCTCTACGCCGTCTCTGGCGAGGGAACGCGCGCGACGACCAAGCAGCGCCTCCAGATCCACAACGACTGGAACACGGGCACCTGGAAGGATGACCCGCAGGATATTGCCAAGGCAGCCGATTCTGGTCCGACCAGGATCCGCATTCTCGGCCAGATCATCATGGCTGAGGGTAAGAACCTGTCTCTCGATCACAAGACAGGCCTGGCCTACACGAACTACGGCGTTGGCAAGGATGATAAGGAGATTGACGATGCTCTCGCGGAGATCCAGCCTCGCCTGCGCGCCTACCTCCGAGCGGCCATGCAGGCCATGCCACGAGCGCTCACGATCCGGAAGCTCGACGCTTCCAAGGGTCTGACTGCCGAGAACGTGTACGCCCTGCTGGATACGGACGACCAGCTCGCCGCTAGGCTCATCGAGATCGTTCCGACCGAGGTTACGAACCAATTGTGGGACGCAGACACCGGTCGATTCACCAAGGGCTTCATGCAGTTCCTCACGGCTGAAGATCCGCAAACTGGTGTCGACGCTCTGTGGCGCGAGGGCGTCATGGCCGCGATCAACAAGATTGACGCTGACAGCAAGAGCCAGAAGCACCCGGAGGACCGCCTCGTTCAGGCACTTGCCGCTCTTCGTGACCACGGTACCACTGCTGCCGAGTACGAGTCTCTCGTGAACGCCGTTCTGACCAAGCCTCGCAAGGAGGCCGTCGCGACGATTAACAAGATGTTTACGAACTTCGCCCCGAACCTGGTCTGGCTCCGCTCTGAGGCGTATCTCGCACCTGGTGGACAGACCGGCGGGTACTCGGTCACTGTCTCCCCGAAGGACCAGAAGGAAGCCCTGACGGAGCTGGCTGACACTCTCGACAAGCTGGACAAGTCCCTCCGCGAGCGCGCCAAGTTTGAGGAGGACTCCTTCCTCGTTGGTGAGATGCTGCGCGAGGAGACCAACAGCGGTGGAGGTCCTGCCACCCGAGCTGTGCAGGCTCGCCTGGACTTCCTCAAGAAGCTCGGATCACTCCGGGGCCCGACGATGCGCGTCAACGCGATCGTGTACTCTGGCCTCGTACGTTCTGGTACGGCAGACAAGGGTACTTCCGACCTCGGGTTCGAGGCGCTCGCCGCCTACGCCGCTGCTGCCGATCCGAGGGTGTTCGGCGTTGGTGACGTCCAGATCGCCGGTGACCAGGCCGCGTACTCTGAGTACGACCTGTACCTGCACCCTGAGATCCTGCTTCACGAGGCCAGGATCATGACTGGCTCTGGTGCTTACATCAAGTGGCCAGGCCTGACTCCTGAGCTGGTTGGTCGCATGTACAACGACCCGATCTTCAAGCCGCTGATCGACGCGGTCATCGACCCCGCGATCTACGACACCGACACGGTCGTGGGTGTCGGGGTCCAGCGCTACAACTTCTCGGTGTCTCCCGACGGCAAGGCTCGTGGTCTCGGTGGAATCCTGACTCGTGACGGTCACGGTGGTACCACGATCCACCTGCCCCAGCTAGGAGACACCCGTCAAGGCAAGATACTGGCAGCTGCTATGGCAGACGCGCAGACGCCTACCGGTGAGTGGCAGCGCTACGCGATCATGTACTACCACGCCCTCATGGCCCAGCGTTCTGACGGTACTGCCACGGACCAGGAGATGCACGACACTGCAGTGGAGGCACTGGAGCTGGCTGGTGAGATCGTCCAGGACATCGCAGACCTTTCCGACGGGGAGCTCAAGAAGTACAAGAAGCACCTGGAGTACTCGCTCCAGGGTTCTTATGACAACCCTGCTCTTAAGCAAGAGGTCGAGGTCGCCCGCAAGCAGCTGATCGCCAACAAGGCGGAGCTCAGCAAGGGTCTCAAGAAGATGGGTGTGGACGAGAAGGCGATCGACGCCCTCGCTCGCGAACTAGAAGCCAGCATCGAGGGTAAGTCTCTCGGCAAGGCACTCTACGACTCCTACACCCCGAAGCTGGAGGTAAAGGACCCCAGGACTGGCAAGGTGAGCAAGTTCTTCGACCCCGAGCAGAAGATGCGACTCCAGCAGAAGCTCGTTGACTACGGCTCGCTGCTGGCGACCAACGTCAACAAGAACAGCAACGAGATTCTGGCTCTGCAGCGAGAGGTTCGCAATCGCGACGTCCTCACAGAGTTCCCGAGTGAAGACTCCTGGACACGCATTGCTAGCGCTCTCTTTAACCACGAGGTCGCGCAGTACCTGTCTCTTGGCTCGATCGGTTCTAGCATGGGTCTGATCGACACCAAGGAGATCGTCCAGGGTGAGTACGGGGACCTGGCCGACGACACCCAGTCGTTCTTCGTCCAGAGGATCCTGGATGACCGGAACGGTCTCCTGTCCTCCACCAGGGCAATCTCTGACCCACAGTCTCGCGGTACCAAGTCTGGTCGTGACATTGCTCGCAAGCACTTGAACCTGATCTACGGACAAGATCGCAAGAAGATTGAGCACCACACACACCTGTCTGTGTCTCGCACGATCCAGGCTCTGAACGCCGACACGACCTCTGCGGCTACCACCGGTATCGCCACCGGTGGCGTATTGCCAGAGATGATGTGGAAGCCGTCCCAGGCAACCGAGTACCGCTGGTCTGTTAAGCCCACCGTACCGCCTCGCGAGGTCCTTCTCACTCAGGACGAGCTCGAGTCTCGGGTCTACAACCAGTCGACTGACCGCATGGATCCAGACCCCGAGGGTTGGTATCGCGTCCGCACGGACGCGGAGGGCCGGTCGTGGATGCTCGGCGATCTCGTCGGTCGTACGTACACCCAGGTGATGGTGAACTACACCAACAAGAACGGCGAGAAGGTGTCGGTCCCGCTCTCGGAGCTGTTCCGCGACACCACGATGTTCCCGCTCGCTGCAGCCTTCAACCCTGAAGATGAAGCTCAGGCAGCTCTGTTCCACACCAGCCCCGAGCTGATTCGTGACGCCCTGCGAGTGGCGACCGCTCGTGGTGGTAAGCTGATCGGTGCCAAGGACATCACGATCGCTGCTTCCTATTACCACCCGAATGACGCTCCTGCGGGCGAGACGAACGCCTACGTGTACCAGGGTGCTTACAACTGGGCAGAGCCTAGCATCATCCTGTCTCCGCTGGCAGGTATCATCGACGTCAACGGTCTGGTTCGCAAGACCTCCCGTACGTCGCTGGACGCGCTCAAGAAGAATATGCCCGCTCTGTACAACGCCGTCCTCCAGACGGACGCTGGCGAGGCTGTTCGTGCCGTGACGGACGCTGAGGGCAAGGTCAACTACGGTGGCCTCCTCTCGCTCCTGGTCTCGAACCACATGAAGACCGCTCAGGGTTACGCTGGTGACAGCTTTCCGCCCCAGTATATTCACGTGGCTGAGAACCTCTACAAGCTGATGACGATGGTGCGGGTCAACTTCGACGGTAACGTCCACGTCTTCTCGCTGGCAGAGGTCATGGCTGCTGGCGGTGACTTCACTGCTATCCCCGGCGCTCCTGCAGGCCTGGCTGCAGCGGCTGCAGTGACCAGTGACGTCATCTTCTTCCCGACTGACCACCAGAACATCTACTTCGACCGAGTCAAGCTGCAGGCTGGCCAGCCTCTGTGGAACGGTACGTGGGACAACGACCTCCTCCGGACGATCTATCCTGGCATGTTCGAACCCAACCAGGATACTGAGGATCCTCTGGACGCTCTAGCCAAGTCCAGCTTCGTCGCTCGTCGTGCCGGTACCTTTGTATCCCTACGCCCGCTCACGTCCTACAAGGACAAGCGACAGTCTGTGGTAGCCTTCAAGGCTCGTACGGACGCACGCGGCGCGGCACTGGAGGTTCGTAATAAGTACTCCAACATCGATCCTAGCAACCCTGGTCTGTTCGAGCGGTACGAGGCAGACAGCAAGAAGGTGCTAGATGATGTTCTCGGGGCGCTCCACTCTACGGAGCAGGCTCGTGCTTCTGTCCTCGACTCCATCCGTGCGACTCTCAGTAAGGACATCGTCGTCCCCTACCGTAAGTACTCGGTACCGATTGCTCGCGAGCAGAAGCAGCCCGACAACTACCGGAACCGTCCCAAGGGTCTCGTTTGGCGCATCACCAACAAGGGTACCGGCAAGTCTCTCACGGAGACCTCCTTTGACGGCTTGTTCAACAGCAAGAAGGAGATCCCGCCCGCCCCGCTGGACGTGGCTGTCTGGGACGTCGGTGTCGAGTTCGCTCACATCGAGGACTCCGAGACCCAACTCAACACGGCCCTGGCTGAGATCCGTAGAGCTCTCGACGCTGGCTTCGAACTGATCCTGGAAGACTCCACCGGAGGCTCGCTCGACGCGGCCCTTCGACAAGAACTCTTCCGCAAGGGCTACATCGTGGCAGACACGATCTCTCAGCCTAACAACGACGAGTCCATGACGGCAGATGAGCGAGCTATCTCCACCCGCCTGCAGGCTACCAACCTGTTGGACGTCAACAACAGGATCCTCGCCTTCGGTGTGGAGGGCTTCCCGCTCTTCGAACAGGCTGGTGTCATCCAGAAGTCCGAGACTGCTGACGCTCTCTCCACCTACGTGGGCTCTCAGCTCTTGTCCCTGTCTGGTATCCCGGGCGCGCGCATGGCGAACCCGCTCGGTGACGACATCGGTGGCAAGCAGGCGCGAGTCGTGTACGATGGCATCCAGAAGGAGCTCTCTGCTATCGACGCGGCAACGGCCACGAAGTCCAAGGCAGTCACACCCATCATCGACCACCTCGTCACACAGTCTTTCCAGGGCAAGGATCCCAAGCCTGGTGAGCGAGAGAAGGTCGAGAAGGCACTCCTCGTGTCTCTTCGCAAGACACGTCAGTACAACCCTGACACCCTGCGTCCTCGCGAAGACCTGGCTCCAGGGTCGGAGTACTTCTTGGAGGAGGGCGACGTCTTCTTCCTGAACCTCGGCGACGATGTCATCCTGTGGCGTGCTGGCTACGACCCGATCCCTGGATCCGGTGTCAGCTCTACTCACCTGATCAACCAGCTGAAGACCGAGATCAAGAGTGGTGACGTCCGGTTCGGCCTGGCGATCAACAGCTACAAGCCCCAGCAGGGTATCAGCTTCCGCGAGGCGTTCCTGTCTCGGATGGATCTCATCGGTGAGACCACCTGGGACGTAAAGCAGAGGATCCCGCTCTCCGAGCTCTACACCAAAATCCTGATGAACGTCTTCAAGACGACGTCACAGGTCGAACCCAGTACGCTACCCTACCAGTTGCCGGAGAACCTCACGAGGTTCACCACGTTCTGGGGCAACAACGCCGATATCGACGGCAAGCAGACTTCTGTCCTGCGTATCGGCACGTTGAACGACTCCTCCGCCCTCTTCGGCCACTCGTTCGTGGAGAGCGTCGTCAAGGCGTTCAAGCTGTACACGGACGAGCAGTGGGCTGAGATCCAGGCGAGCTACGACTCTGGTGACAACTCAGAGTACACGAGTGCCCTGGCAAAGGCCCGAGAGGCTGTGAACGACCGAGTTCGTCGCCTCATCGGCAAGGGAGGACTCTACGGGTCTGAGCCTCGCCAGATCCAGCGCGAGCTGGCAAAGATGGCTGCTGAGAACCAGTCTCTCGGTAAGGTCTTCTCCGATTTGCTCGGGGTGACCGGTCTCGGTACCACTGCAGACGCCATTGCTCACCAGCAGATCGCTGCCGCGATCATCCTGAACGCGACGATCCCTGGTACCGACGTGGAGCACCTGCTGTCCTCCAACGGTCTCGCCAACTCCGACACAACGGTGGAGGGTCTTCACATCCTCGGTGCCTTCTTCGATGACCGTCCAGGTACAGACGCTGTCAAGCAGGTGCTTTTGCGCCAGCAGGAGAAGCGACTGCACACCTTCCTCCCCAACGCACGCCTGTCTGCAGACGGTCACCGAGTCCTGATCGATGTTGTCTCCAACAAGCCGGTGAAGAAGGGTGAGAAGCCTGAGACTATCACGTTGACACTCACCATGCAGCTCCCACTAGCTCAGGTGTCCAGTGACGACGCACCGGTCCTACAGCGTCAGGCCGCTGAGCGGAAGCACAAGCAAGGTCTCTCCCGCAACCAGGAGGCCTCGCTCTACCTGCAGGCGTCAGGCGCGGTCCCCTCGACTGACCCGAACGCTGACAAGGCAGCCAAGAGGATCCTGCCGCCCGCTACGGCCAAGCAGCTCTTCGGTCGCCTGGCAGACGCCGAGGTCGCCCCCATGCCAGTGCCGCTGTCGGCTAAGGCCCAGCTTATCCTGGACATGGAGGAGCGAATTCTCCAGGAATCCAAGCAGGCTGTCTCCTTCGAGGAGTGGGAGGACGAGGGTCGCCAATACGAGAAGGACCGCCTGGAGTTCGCCAACGAGTACATGAATGGCAACCTGGAGCTGGTAGACCACATGGTTCGCCTGCTGTACTGGCGTCGTAAGAAGGAGGGTGCCAAGTTCGGTGACGTCGAGTACGGTTGGGTCTCTCCGACCGAGGCAGCTGGTGCTCTCGCCTACTTCAAGTCTCAGATGAAGAACAACCGCTTCCCGATGTTCGGAGCGCCCACGGGTGCTATGGACGCTGCTGCGGTATACCTCATCGCCGAGCAGGCCTGGGCTCTACGACAGGAGGGGAAGAACTACTTCATCCCCAGCAACGACCTCACCGTGGAACGTGCGGACAACTCCAAGGGCACACCTCGCAAGAGCAAGGCTGTCAAAGTCAAGATGACCGAGAAGCCTGCAGACAACGCCACCTGGAGGGAGTTCCTCGGGTACTACATGGACGTGGCCCTGGCAGAGCTGTACGTCACCAAGCGTGAGTCGTACGACGAGATCACGGCTTCGGCCATGCTGCAGACCTTCCAACCCTACTACGCCAACGAGCTCCACGGCGCTCGACTCCAGACGACGCTCCCCGCTGAGATGGGAGTGTTTGACCCCGAGCTGGAGCGCTTTATCGTCTCTCTGGATCGAGACAAGTTAGACGCCATTGCTGACGACCCGCTGATCTCCGATGACTTCCAGGAGGCATTCTTCCAGAACCTCGCCCTGGACTACACGATCTCCCCTGAGTATTCCCACTCGATCCCTGAGAAGGTCCTCAAGGGTATCAAGTCTCGCCGCAAGGCCTGGGACCACGGCATTCGTGTCCTCCAGCGTGACATCGACGGTTCTGACATGACTCGTGGCAAGGTTGTCAAGCGCTCTCGTGACCACCACCGTGCAGAGACCTTGTCGAACACGGTCGTGCAGATGTCCATCCTCGCTCGCACAGCGAACCCGACGCTCATGTTGCCGTCGATCCTGGAGCAAGGCGCTCGCCTGGGTACTGCAAACATCGCCAACGTCATGACAGGACCAACTGCCAACCGCTTCGGGGAGATCGGCATCCTCCTGAACGACACCATCGACTCCTTCACGGACAACAAGGGCGTTCAGTCAGTCCTCAACAGTGTCTTCAACTCTTCACCCTACGTGCGAGAGGGTGGCTCAGTCAAGCTAAACCGGGCGATCCAGAAGACCCTGCGCTGGCAGTCCTGGACCCGGTCCAACCGCTCTGCGAGCAAGACCTTCGTTGAGGCAGTGGCCCGCTCCCTGGTAGCAGCTCCTGGTGCGTTCGGTGGACTTACCTTGGAGTCGGCGATGAGGATCCTCAAGGCTGACCCGGGCCAGTTCAAGGCCACCTACGGAGACTTGTGGGAAATGGGTGAGCGAGCTGTCGCCGAATCCTTCGGAACGCGCCAGGTCGGAGCGACCTACATCATGAACAAGGGGCTGTCTGCCTTGTCCAACGGCAACCCCGCCGTGGCAGCAGTGTCCGACCTGGCGCTCCGTGGTCCTCTAGCCTTTGCTGGATATCTCGGCAACGTCTTCATCAACATGACTGGTCTCCAAGGAGTGTCTGCTCTCATGGACACCGGAGCAGCAGTCATCATGGGTCGTTCCAAGAAGAAGGGCGTGCAGGAGTTCGGTCAGGAAATGCTCAAGCAGGCACAGACCGAGATTGACTTTGCCAATGCGGTCATTCGTGGTGGAGTAACCCACGCTGGTCTCTTCCTCCTCGCGATGATGGCTCAGGGACTGCTTGGGAACGACGATGAGTGGGAGCGCCGTAAGAAGCTGGAGGAAGAGGGCATTATCGGCCTCGCCTGGGATATTCGCAAGGTCGAGAACGACTGGCGCAACGCTGAGGCGATTTACCTGGAGGATGTCCCGCTCATCGGAGACCTGCTTGCTGGTAAGTTCGGAGTAGCAGTGGGTGAGGACGGTGGCGTTATCGCCCCGGTCGCACCAGCCTGGTGGCTCAAGTCGATCATCAGCCCCTTCATCGGCATCGCCCGATTCACTCGGTCAGGCAACTACCTCGATGTCATCGATGGCTACGCTGACGCTCTCGGGTCCATGCCTCTAGCAGACAACCTCACGTCGTCCTTCGCTGGTATCGCTCAGACGAATGCGCTCTTGTTCCAGCGATCCGTGGATGCAGACAACAAGGACTTGGTCACTGACTCTGACATCGCCAACAGTTACAACTGGATGACCAAGATCTTCATGAACTACGAGCGGATCTACGGCGAGTGGGGCTTCCTCAACACGCTGTACACTGGTCTCGACAACTACCAGCGTGATCCGTTCGCCCGCGTGGACCTCAACTCGGAGGGCCAGGAGCAGACCGACAAGCTCGGTCAGCCGATGGAGAGCACTATGCAGGAGGAGCGGCTCAACGGAGCCGGAGAGATGTACGAGGGTGACTCTGGCTACTCAGGTACCCAGGGTATCTTCCGTGCGTACGGTTCTCAGCGCTTCGGTGTCGGTCTCTTCAACACGGCCATGTCCGTCTTCACTGGTTTCGACAAGACCAACATGCGTTGGAACATGCCGGTACGAGAGATGAAGATCCAGAAGCAAGAGATCACGGAAGATGCAGACGTTGCCAGCATCATCCTCTCTGTCTGGAACGAGAAGGACGGTCACGAGATCTTGAACGAGCAGGGTGCGGCGGCAATCGCTCGCTCTCTCCACGTTGGCCTGCTCAACGCAGACTCCCCTGCCCTGGACAACATCTACCTCTCGAACGAGCAGAGGTTTGCAGCCAGCAAGATCCTCCTGGAGGAGCTGGTCAACCAGGGTATGGAGGACGGATTGACTCTGGAGGAGGCCAAGCGGAACGCCAGTGACCTCTTCTATGGAGATCCTGAACGAGACTACATCGAGCCTCTGTACGATGCTATTTGGAGCAAGAACAAGTTCCGCGACACGATCCCGACGAGCCCCACGACGACCTACCAGTTCCTGAACACGACGTTCACCATGGGACCTGACGGCAAGCTGTGGGCGACAGGCATCGAGCGCGCTCAGTTCTCTCCGAACTTCGCTGGTATCGCTCTCGGTAACCTGGGTCTACAACAGTACGCCGGTGCTGGCGACCTCCAGCCCATCAACTCGAACCTCTCAATCGACGAGAGGCTCAACTCGATGGATCCCATTGGAAACGTGAACCTCGGTATGAGGTCCATGACAAAGGTCGACGAATCACAAGCAACAGTCCGGGACGAGGACATCGTCAAGCAGCTCGACGAAATCATCGACGCCATCTTGGACATTCCCCGGGACGGCGGCGGTGGGGGAGGGTATGGCAGTGGCGGTGGCGGCTCCTATGCCCGCAATACCTACATGCCCTACCTGCCGCAGTCCCGGTCCCCGTATTGGGAGAACATTCCCACCCTGTACAGCAACACACCCAACATTCGACGGGTTCAAATCCGTCGTGAGCGCTTCAGCGCGGAGCGAGGAAGGCTACTCCAGTGGCAGTAGAAGAAGACGGCATCACAGAGTTCGAGCAGTGGTACCAGTCGTATCGTGTCAACACCGTCGACGGCAAGCTAGAGTTCAGCGGCTCCTTCTCCAAGGACTGCCAGAAGCTCTTCAAGCGGTACGACTACTACCGCAACGAAATGGAGCAGCGAGTCGCCAACTACTGGAAGTATGAGGCGCAGGCGAGTGCAGAGGTCGTGTCTAAGAAGAACGACCTGGCCAACGTCTCCTCCGGTGACTCGGCTGGCTTCATCGAGCGCATTGCGAAGAACATCGTCCAGCACACACCCAACGTAGAGGTCATCTGCGAGTTCGATGACGAGTCGATCAACGGTATTCTGGCTCGGTACTTTCTCACTCACAAGATCATCGGTGATGACGAGTACAGCAATGACATGCAGCAGAACATCCTCTCCAGCGTCGAGCTCGCTCTCGCCCTGGGGTTCGACTGCGTGATCCCGGTACTGCAGCAGGATCGAAAGGGGTCTTGGTACATTCAATACGACAACATCAACTACCGGGACGTCTTCCCAGAGCCAGGTGCCAAGGACGTTCGTCGTGCCCACGACGTGTTCATCCGTCGCTACCTGACGAAGGGCGACGTCAAGGCGATCATCAACGATCAGACGCCTGGCTGGGATATCCCCGCCATGCGGTACCTGCTCGGTACCACGCCCTCCTCTCGCCAGTACGTGGACAAGGAGTCCCAGAAGCACCGGGTCAACCCCGAGGCGTACGAGGTCATCACCTGGTACTCGGACTCCGGAGAGAAGTTCCTGACCTTCGCTGCCGACACCAAGGTGCTGCTTCGTATCGAGGAGAACAAGCACCCTCTCAAGCAGCACCCGGTGTTCTTCATGGTCCTCAAGCGAGACCCGTACCAGCCCCTCGGCAAGTCGGTCCTCTCGAAGAGCTTTGGTCGTCAGGAGTTCCAGGACCTGTTCCTCAATGGCGCGATGAAGCTCTGGGCGAGGAACATCAACCCGCCCATCTTCGGCTACGGTACTGTCAACGCGATCCCCAACCTGTCGCCAGGCAAGTACACTCAGTTCTCTAACCCGAACACCAAGGTCGAGGCTTTTGAGGTTAACACTCAGTCTCTCATGATGTTCAACCAGATTGCCACCATGAATGGCGGCAACATCGCACAGCTGCTGGGCGCCGCTGACCAACAGATGGCCGCACAGTCTACCGGAGGTATGATGAGCCAGACTCCCCAAGGAGTCGACGCCCAGCAGCAGATGGTTGACATCAGTACCAATGCCGGACAGAAGGCTGTGGAGAACTTCCTCTCCGAGTATTTCTCCTACGCACTGACGATCTACTTCCAGGAGTTGAAGAACGTCAAGAAGCTCAAGCCGACGGCAGACGCTCGTGAGGCTCTTATCGGGGCAGGCATGCCTCCTGAGGCGTTCGAGGAAGACGGCTCCATCAAGACCAAGTTGGTCGACCTCGCCGTCCAGTACTTCGTTCGGATCGTCCCGGGTACTCTGGTCGAAATGGAGGACGAGAAGCAGGCACGTATGCTCCAGGAGATCCTAGTCTCGGTCTCCCAGGCTATGCCTGCGATCGTCAACAGTGGCGACCAGTCCACGATCGCCAAGATGTCGGCGACCATTCAGTACGCCGTTATGAAGCAGATCGAGCTCTCAGGTTCTAACAGCGCCAAAGAGCTGGAGAGCCTCATGAAGAACGGCTCGACCAGTGAGTTCGAGCAGCTCCAAGAGCGCCACAACCGCCTGGAGGCACTGATCGGTGGAGAGTACGACACCACAGCTACCAGCGCTGAGCTGACGAACTCCATCCTGTTGAAGCAGCAGGAGCAGATCGCCCTCCTGCGGCGCGGGCTGGCCGCGCTGGGCGCGGCGGTGGGGCTGCAGGTGGCCCCAGAACCGGGCGCGGTAGGGGCACTCCCGGCCCCGGGGGGCCAAGTTGATACCGGAGCCACCCCCGCCCCAGAAAACGCGGGAGCGGGCCTCTCTGGCCCGCCCGTGGCCCCATAATAGACCTAGGCGCAGTCCGCGTCTTGAGTAGAAAGGAACCGGAATGGCTGCACCAGTCATCCAGAAGGACAGTCTGACTAAGCATCAGCTCGTCCTTCACAAGTACCTGCGGATTGCCTCGCCGATCTCGCAGCTCTTCAACGGCACTGAGCTTCAGGCGTCGGAGTTCATGAACTCCCGCTCGATCCAGGTGCCGGACATCCGCGCTGATGACTACATCACCGACGCGGCTCTCTCCCGTATCGGTGTCTCTCACTACGAGGGGTCGCAGTTCACGGGCGAGTGGAAGAACGCCGTGCCGCCCATCGAGTGGCGCACCTACAGCACGTCCCGACACCGCAGCTTCGGCTACGTGGTCTTCGACGAGCACGTCCAGTACGCGCCCATCAAGAACCTGCCGCAGGAGTACCTCGCTCGCAAGATGAGCACCACGGTTCTCCGCGACCACGACAAGTACCTCATCCTGGCCATCTGCCTCGGTCGCATGACCGGCAAGATGGTTGCCCGTACCCCTGCCGACACGATTGGCCCGGTCACGACCGACGCCCACCGCATCGCCAACACGGGCAACCAGGCTGACTACAAGTGGGTGGCAGAGCCCGGCGAGCAGTCCGACAACGAGATCCAGCCGTCGTTCGCGACGATCCAGGGCATCGAGCTCGACCCGGTCGACCCGTTGCAGACCCTGACGTCCCAGAACATTCTGTTCTCAGACAACTGGTTCGATGACAACCT